CTTCCGATCTAAAGACTATATGTCCCCTAATAGACTACTGTCTATTTCCCCACTACTGTATAATAAAAGACAGCAGTCTATTAGATGACATATACACACAAATAAACTATTACAATACAGATATAATAAATCATAAAATTATAGTGCATATAAACAAAATATGTATCATAATTATCTATGTGTACTAATTTACTTATTTTGTTGACAAATGAGTAATTATATGTTATTATTTAGGAAATTAAATGAAAGGATAAAGTTTAAAGTTATGAAAGGTTACAAAGCATTTAAAAAAGGTATGGTATGTAGAGATAAACAGTACAAAGAGAATACTATATTTGAAGAAGAAAAAGCAGTTATTTCTCAAAGAGGTATGCACTTTTGTAAAGAACCGCTTGATGTACTTGAATATTATCCATTAGTTGATGATAACGGTAATATGTCAGAGTTTGCAGAAGTAGAAGCATTGGAAGATTGCAAAACAGATAACAAGAAATATTGTACTAAAAAATTGAAAATTGGTGCTAAAATTGATTTTTCTGCATTAGTGCAAGCAAGTATTAATCTTGAACTTAAAAAAACACCAACAGATGAAACAAACATAAAAAATTCAAGCGGTGACTTTGCAAAAATCGGTTTAAACGGTGACTTTGCACAAATCGGTTCAAGCGGTGACTTTTCAAAAATCGGTTCAATCGGTGACTTTGCAAAAATCGGTTCAAGCGGTGACGATGTACAAATCGGTTCAAGTGGCTACTCTGCAAAAATCGGTTCAAGTGGTTACTCTGCAAAAATCGGTTCAAGTGGTGACGATGCACAAATCGGTACAAGCGGCGACTATGCACAAATCGGTTCAAGCGGTAACAATGCAAAAATCGGTTCAAGTAGTTACGATGCACAAATCGGTTCAAGCGGTGACTTTGCAAAAATCGGTTCAAGTGGTTACTATGCAAAAATCGGTTCAAGTGGTTACTCTGCACAAATCGGTTCAAGCGGTGACTTTGCAAAAATCAGTTCAAACGGTAATTCTGCAAAAATCGGTTCAAGCGGTAACAGTGCGCAAATCGGTTCAAGTGGTTACGATGCACAAATCGGTTCAAGCGGTGACTATGCACAAATCGGTTCAAGCGGTAATTCTGCAAAAATCGTTTCAAGCGGTGACTCTGCACAAATCGGTTCAAGTGGTTACTATGCAAAAATCGGTTCAAGTGGTTACTCTGCACAAATCGGTTCAAGCGGTGACTTTGCAAAAATCAGTTCAAACGGTAATTCTGCAAAAATCGGTTCAAGCGGTAACAGTGCGCAAATCGGTTCAAGTGGTTACGATGCACAAATCGGTTCAAGCGGTGACTATGCACAAATCGGTTCAAGCGGTAATTCTGCAAAAATCGGTTCAAGCGGTGACTCTGCAAGAGTCACAAGCAATGGTAATTATTCAGTTATTTGTTGTATAGGAAATAACAGCATTGCAAAAGCTAAAATTGGCAGTTGGATAACTTTATCCGAGTATAAATATAACGAGAAAAAAAATGTTAATATACCTATTTGTGTTAAAACGGAATATGTTGACGGTAGAAAAATCAAGGCAAATACATTTTATAAGCTTAAAAATGGCAAATTTACAGAATGTTATGAATAAAAATATAAAATATGGCTATTTATGGGATTTTCTATTGTATAATGATAATTGTTTGGATGCATTAAAAACAATTCCTGAAAATAGTATTGATATGGTATTATGTGATTTACCATATGGCTTAACTAATGAAAAATGGGATAAAGTTATACCAATGAATGATTTTATTATAGTAAATAATAAAAAACTTGAATTTACTGATTTTGCTTTTTTGCAGTACAAAAACAATGTTTCTTTTGATAAAACTATTGAAAGATTTGAAAAAGAAAAACAAATGGGTTTGTGGTCACTATACAAAAAAATTGTGAAGCCTAACGGTGCTATTCTATTATTTGGCAACGAGCCTTTTTCTTCATATTTAAGAACCAGCAACAAAAGAAGTTATAAATACGATTGGTATTGGGAAAAGGAGCGATTAACAAACATTGCGCAAGTGATGAAAAGAGCAGGTAAAACTGTTGAAACAATTAGTGTATTTTACGAAAAGCAGCCGATCTATAATCCACAAATGAGTATATATACAGGCCCGTTAAGAAAAAACAAAGTAAAAAACGGAAAATTAGGTAAATTAACAGATAGTCAAGAAAAAAGTGTATTTGAATATCACGATAACGGGAAGCGTTATCCCACACAAGTTTTAAAATTTAAAAGAGATATTTTGACAAGTAATCTTCACCCAACTCAAAAACCCATCGCATTATTAGAATATCTAATTAAAACATATACTAATGAAGGTGATATAGTTTTAGATAATGCGATGGGTTCAGGTTCAACAGGGGTTGCTACTTTAAATACAAAAAGAAAATTTATAGGTATAGAACTTGATGAAAAATTTTACAATATATCAAAAACAAGGATAAATGAGGCATATTATAATGGCAAGTATTAAATTTCAAAAAAAGTTAATTGAAAATCCTGAATTAAGAAAAATAGTTGTGCAAACGAATAGAATTAACGATTTAATTTCACGCTTAGGTAAATCAAGTTATTTAGCAGATATAGCGTTACCTGATCGTTTAAAAGCTGAAGCAGAAGTTAAAAACGCAGAAAATTCATATACAAACGAATATGAAAAATTAATATCATTATATAATAATTTAATGAATGTTTATGAAAATCGCAGAACACTAGATAAATTTATTGAAGTTAAACAAATTAATGGTATTGCAGTTAAAACAATTTCACCTATTAAACATTTAATATCAAGTAAAACAAAATATGAAAAAGGTATAATAACTAATCCTGATGATGTTTTATTTGTTATAACTATTTTTCAAGTGTCTCCATTAAAAGCTACAAAATTTGTTAAATTATGGTATAAATACAAAAATGAAAATGTTATTGAATTTATAAAAAATAAATATCAAGAAGAGTACAGCGGTAGCGGCGCTAGTTATAGTTGGGGCAGTGCTACCATAGCGCAAGCTTTAGAAAATGAAATTGCTGATACTGATAATATAGATAGTAATAGCGATTATACACTATATGATAATAAAGAATTATATAAATCTTTTATGGAGTTGATATAAATTGAAAAATGAATATACATATATTTTTCAAGGTAAAGAATATACAAGAAATCAGCTTGAAAAAAAATTAGAAACATCAGCCTTTTATAAGAAATTAAATTTTGCAGATACTAAAACACATTCTAATATTATTTCAACTAATAAAGGTTATATATATACTATTAAATTTGGTGAGTATAAAGGTGAGCAGATTCAAATTATTAAAAAGAAAATTACACAAAATTATTGTAATATTGACAAGTTTATTTATACTCTTGATATTGAAACATCAACCTTTTATAATGAAAAAAATATTGATTGGAATTATCAAATTATAAAAAATAATAGGGAAATTAAAAGATTAAATAATAAAATTCCTATTTCAATTCCATATTTAATTGGTATTAAACAATATGAATTTGATAAAATTTATAATGCTTCAAATAATGAATTACAAATAGAATTTGCAGAAAATAATTTTTATAATTATTTTCCTTTAAGAAGTTATGATGATTGCATTTGTTTTTTTAAAGATATGATTGAAAATAGCTATTATAATAATACTGTAAAATTTATTATAATACAAAATAATAGTTATGAAGATAGCTTTTTACATTCTAATGTTTATGTCAAATTAGCTGAAGATGCCAATATAAAAATTGAATATAATTATATTAAAACACATAAACCAATGAAAATTGATATTTCATATAAAAATGAATTATGTGTTAGAATTCTTGATAGTTATTTATTAACCTCTCAATCTCTAAAAACATATGGTAATACATATGGATTTGAAAAATTAGATAAAAATGATAATTATAAATCTTTTTTTACACCTTTAACAAATTTATCAAATGATGAATACATTTATAATAAGCGTGATTTAGATATTACAATTTTAATGTTTATTAATACACTAAAAAATTTAGCGGTGTTCACAAATAAGAAGCCACAAGAATTAATAAGCAGGATCTACACAAAAACAGGATTGACAAGAATTAAAAATAAACAAATGTTTGAAAATGGAAAAATCAATATAAAATATAACAAAAATGATATGTCAAAAGATAATTTAAATCATTTTGTAAGAGTTTTTAAAAATTGTAAAGGTGATACTGAATTAGTACCTTTATATCAATTTAATTCATCTTGCTTTATTGGTGGTTATGTTAGAGCTAATGAGAATTCAGTTTATGAGATTAAAGAAAAGGTTAAATCAATTGATATTACATCATCATACCCTTATTCAATGAAAAGTAAGTTTTTCGGCTTTAATTATATAGTTGATAAATCAATTGATAGTTTATTATTTGTTAAAAAATGGAAGAAAAAATTTGATAGTTTAAATTTTGATAAATTATTAGATTTATATTTTTCAAATAAATTGATTTTTTATTTAAGTTATAAACATCCTATGTTTAATTGTTCTATTATAATTAAAGATTTAAAGGCCAAGGAATTAAATAATAAAAATTCAATGCTAATTATGAGTTACAGTAAATTAGTTGATAGTATAAATTGCAAAGCTATCAACGGAAGAGTAAAAAAAGCTGATTATTGTTGTATTAATGTTTCATCAATTGAATTGATAAATTATTTGTTAATTTATGATTTTGACATTATAGATGTTAGTTATTTTGAAGTTGCTACAATTGTTGAGAAATTACCTTATACATATCAAAATACAATTGATTATTATTATACAAGAAAAAATGAATTAAAGCAAATTATAAAAATGTATAATAATAATACATTAAGTGATTATTTAAATACAATTGAAAAAACAACTTTAAATAATAATGAACTTAATTATATTAAAGATAATATTGATAATGAAGAAATTGAAATTTTTTTAAATCAGTTACTAATGATAAGTAAAGCAGATTTAAATGCTCAGTTTGGTATAAATGTTGAAAATCCCAATCACGATATTATTAGTATTACTGATAATAATATTTTTGAAGTTACAAAAAATGATGTTGAAAATTCAATAATAAGAAGAAATTATAAAGTAGGTATTAATATCACAGCTTGGTCGAGGATGCATTTAATTTTGATGTCTTTATTACTAATTCAAAATGGTGCTATAATTCATTATTGGGATACCGATAGCATTAAATTTACAAGTAATAATGATGATATTGAAAACATCATTGAAGAATTTAATTTAAAAGTTGGTAAAATAAAAAAATGTCCTGAAATTGGCTGCTTTACATTTGAATATCAAAATAAGAAAAATTACAGTTATGATTATTTCATCACTTTAGGTTCTAAGAATTATTGGACTGTAAGTAATAATAAAATTAGTTATACAGTATCAGGACTAAGTGGAAAAGCGAAAGAACTAATTACAAATTATTTTAATCAATGTAATTCATTTGATGATTTTGTAAAAAATGCTTTAAGGCCTAGAACGATTTATGACGGTGAAAGTATTAAATCTTCATTAACTGATTATACATCTAATATAATTTATCAAGATATTGTAATTAATAATTATCATTTTAAAGGTTATTCAGGTGTTATAATTAATCAACCACAGAGTAGGGCGTTACTACCATACCCAACTATGTCAATTGAGAATAAATATTATAAAATTTATAAAAAAATTTCAGCACCACAATTAATACAATTTGATAATGATAAAAAAGCTATTATTAGACAAATAAATGATAAAATTTCGTTAGAAATTAAAGGATTAAAATAATGAAATATTATGATTTAAAGCCCTTATTAAAAAAATGTCCTGATGCTGATTATTATATTATAATTGGTCAGCGTTCAAACGGTAAATCTACTGCAGTTGGCAAATATATGATTGATGAATGTATGAATGATGGCTCAAAATTTGCATATTTTTCAAGGTTAAAAAATTCATATTTAATTAAAGATTTTGAAGAAGGTCACGGATATTTTTCAGGATATTTAGAAAAATATACAAAATTTAAATATAATAAAGAATTAAAAACACATAATAATAATATTTGCATCGGAAATTTGCCATTATGTACTCAATTTTATATTTCAACATCTGCAATGTATAAATCTAAACAATATATTAATTATAAATATATAGTATTTGAAGAATTTGTAAGCGAAAATGGTATTTATCTAAGAAATGAATGGGTTAGATTTAATTCTTTAATTTCAACTATTACTAGAAATAATGGTGCTAAAGTATTCTTAATCGGTAATACTATTTCAAGATTTAATCCTTATTTTGAGAATTTAGAAATTGATGTGTTAAATCTAAACTTAAAACCGAATGATATAAAAGAAATTACAACATCAACAGGCGCTAAAGTTGCTATTGAATTTTCAGGAAATGTATATGAAAATGAAAATGAAATAGCTAATGTACTAAAAGTTAATAATAATAGAATAGCTTTGCAACCTGAATGGATAGAAAATCAAAATATAATTACTAAATCAGATATTTACAATTTATTAAAATTGAATAAATCCGAAGCTATATGTTCATTTATTATTAATAATCAAAATACTATTGATAGATATGTAATGTATTGCATTTATAATGATGATTATTTATGTAATATAATTTTTAAAAATAATTCACATAAAGAAAAAAATCAAGCATTAAAAGATAATATTTTCTATTTGAATTATAAAACATATGATTGCATAATGAATAATGTTAAATCATTTGTAGATTGCAGACTGATGTTTAAATCATCAATTATATTACAAAAAATTTTTAATTTACCAACATTTTTTAGTGATGATAGAATCGCATTTAATTATAATAAATTTCTATTGCATAAACAGCCATTTGAAAAGGTAGGTGACGAATATTGAAATTATTTACTTTTGAAAAGGAAAATACAAAAAATGAGCAAACTTTTACTAAAATTTGTGATATTGATTATTTGGACTGCATAAACTGCTTATATTTTGATGATAAAAATAATAAATGCAATATAAAAAAAGGCGAAGATTAAATCTTCGTCTTTTTTTATTTCTTTATCTTTATTTTAAATAACAACTTGCACAATACCTAAAATCATTGTTATAAAAAATAATTGACATTTTATATTTTTTATTTCCGATTTTTTTTGTACCTGCATTATCAATTAATACTTTTACTGTTTCTTTATATGGTATTACACCACAACCATTGTCAGCAGTTAATGAACTATAATATCTTAGTCCTATTTTTGCAGATACTGTTTTTTTATGGGTTTTAGGCCTTAATACACCTGTAATGTAATAAGGTGTATATGGAACAGTACGCTTTGTAAGTGCATCGTGATGACCTGTACCATTTGTATCATAATAAGTGATATTAGTTACTGATGTGTTATCAATTACAAAAATATGTCCGTAAGTACCTCTTATACGGATGCCTATATCACCTTTTCTAAGCATTTGTGTAAAATATGGCCTATTAGCTGATTTTTTTAAAGTTATAAATTCAAAATTATTAGTAAAGAATTTATATTTTTGCCGTCTTAACCACCAATCTCTAGCATTGCCATATGCTTTAGGCTTTAAACCTAAGCATTTATCACAATAAAGTTTTGCTGTATCAATACATTGGCAACCTGCAACATTGTCATAATCATATTTTTTACCCTCATATTTTTTAATAAATTCATTGTAAGTAATCACAATATTAACTCCTTTAATTATTACTTAAGCCAAAATTACCAACATTATTAATTGATGTATGCCAAATGTGAACTCCATTTTTAAAGGCATCTTTAATAACATTAGCATATTCATCAGGTGCTTTAATTTGTGCATTTAATTTTGATACTTTTATGTAATTCCAACTACTGCGACTATCAATATTAATTTGCATAATTTCATTTATTGAGTAACCGTATACATCAAGGAAATCATCTATATATTCAGCCTGTTCTTTAGTTACTGATATGTCAGCAAAACGAGGTATAGCATACCCGCTTGATATAGTTAATAAATCGCCTGTGGTGCCGTTTGAAATACCTCTTTGCCCTATTGAGTCAATTATATTATTAACGCTTGAAAGAGCGTTTGATGTGCCATATAGAATACCTAAAGGGTTACCTGATGCAATACTTGCAGTATTACCAATTAACCCAATTGAAGATTGAACAGAACCGATAATTTTGTCAAGCCCTGTATTAGCATCATAACCGAATCGGGTTTGATAATTATATGGAATTGCACACACTCTGTCACTTTCATTTTGATAATTATAAAAATCACATATAATTTTATCAATTGACATTGCATTGCCAATAAGTTTAAAACTTGCAGTTGGGCCTATTAATTCAGGCTTGAATGTCTTTCTAAATCCATTACCTGTATAAAGGCAAAACCCTCTGCATAATGATGTTAGCATTTTTTTGTTTCGTGGTGTATATCCACAAGGTAATGAATTTTGATTAATATTAACATCTATCAGTTCACTATGATTAGTAACAGATACAAATTTACTTGATGTAGCACCACCTTTAACCCATTCAGGAACTGCATATAAACCTATTAGCTCATTTCTATGGTCTTGTAATTCAGCGGCCGAAAAAGTTGAGGACAAACCTAAAATTGCATTATAACTTGATATTGATGTACCGCCTGATAAAAATGTACTTAAAATATCTTGCCAATTAACATTGCTGCCAACATCTTCAACAATCTCATCAGGCGATTTACGACCATAATTTTTTATTAAGTTATTTAAATCATTTACCGAATTGACATTTAAACCTACTTCACCTGTAATAATACCGTCACTGCCTAAGCCTGAATATATATATTTTTTTGTAGCGGTATTATACCAAGATGTAGCGTGTAATACCCATTTAGGAGACCACGATAAACTATCAAATGATTCTATATCTTTAACAACCATAGCTTCTACATTTATTGGCTCACCAGCAAGCCATTTACCTACAATGTCATCATTTTTAGCGATATGCGAGCGTTCGACAAAACTTTTTTTATAACTAATATTAAATTGATAGCATTGCCACGCATCAAGTGAAAAATTGATTAAACAACTATTATAGCTTAGCCATTCTACCGAGTCAATATAAGCATAATACCATTTTTCAGCTCCTGTATCAGGATTTTTAAACATAATATAATTATAATTAAGTGCAGAAAATTTATTAACATTAATTCTAACACTATCATTATTAACTATATTATATTTTGAAAATTCAAGATGTGCAACAGTTGGGTAATAATCAAGAAAAGCAGATGTCTGCTTTTCTCGATTGTCAAATTTTAAAAAATTATTATCATTATTGCCCCAAGGAACTGAAAAAAGTATTAATTGAGTTTCAGGGTTTATATAACTCATATAATCACCTCTTATTAGCAGTAATCTGCATTTAATTGTATATTAAACGGTACTATATTAATTTGTTTAAGGTAGATGTTATTATATGTTTGAAAATCTTTAACCGATAGCAATCTAAGTAAAACTTTATCTTGATATAACTGAATGCAACAATTAAGTGCGTTAATAGACTCCGCTCCGCCGTCTGTAAATGTATAACGGCATTCACACATAATAGGTATATTAACATCAGAAAATGCACCCTCTCTGTCACTTTGTCCCCATATAAGAGTATTTGATAATTTACCAAGGGGGATAGCAAAAGTATCAGGGTTACAAGTAAAATTATTATTAGTAAAGTTTAAAACTATTGAATTACGGCTAACGAATGAAATTAAACCGTTATGTTGTTCTTCGGTAAAATTAACTATGAACTCATTTGTTAAATAACTATCATCAGTTTTTGTAAACAATGGATTTACATAACGCTTAACATCAATATTGCCGTTTAATAAATATGAACATAAATAATTAGCTAAAACTTTATGGCCCATTGCATTTGGGTGTACTCCGTCGGCTTGAAGTAACCCAACTTGTTTTAATATATATTCACTGTTTGATATATATGAATAGTTATTATTACTATCAGCAGAGTTTGTATAAATAGCTCTTGTTTTTAAGCAGTTATCAAGATTGCAGTTTGCACGGTGTAACTGTGAAATATAGCCAATTTGTATTGTAGCATTTACAAAATAAAAATGCGCTGAATTAACTGTAGAGTTAATATCATTTGAAATACTATTAATATTAGCATAGCTATCATTTACACCGCCTAAAAAAAGAATATCGGTATAACTTTTTCTATTGTCGTCGCTTTCTGCTCTTGCATAACTTTCAAGTACATCTTTAAAAGTGCCGTTGTTACCTCTTTGAGTAAAGCCGCCGCCTGAACTTGCAAAAGCTGTAATATTAAAGCCAAAATTAGATAAAAGGGTTGTATAAACTTCGGAGCTTGTTACACCCTCACCCATTGTATAGCTGTCACCGATAATAAGAATTTTTTTATTACTTATTTTTTTGAGTTGCTCAGCAATGTAACCATTATTTTTTAACTCTTCAAGATAATCATTAACTTGTTTTAATACTTTATCATCAAGTGTGTTTAAATAGTTAATAACTTCGTTAATACTATCATCATATATTGTGCATCTTTCAATTATTTCATTAACTTTATTTAAAATCAATGATAATAATTCATAATTACTCATCTCATTTATATAAGTTTGTGGTATTGTAGAATTATTATATAATCCAAGTAAATATGCAATATGTTCAACATTAGGTCTATTACTCATTTTTTGTTACTCCTTTGAAAATAAGATTTTAATTTTATTAATTACAAATTTTAAAGTATCAGTTATAAAATTTTTACCTGTTATAACTTCAAAATTTTCTGCAATACTTGAAAATTCAACTAATACCATTGCAATAATGATATATTTTGTAAATTGAAAAGTATAATCTAAATATGATAATAATAATTCAACCGCTAGGCAAGAAAAAATTAAAGCTAAATAGGATAAAATTTTACTAAAGCATTTTCGTGCTTTAGATGATTGATAATTTTTAATAAAAAAAGCTTTAGCAAAGCCTGTAACAGTATCAAGTATCATCATAATACAAATTATAATAATATATTTTAAATTTGCTTGAATTAAAGATAAATAATTCATATTAATATAAAATCTGCAAAAATAAATTATCTAAACTATTTAATAATTCTGTCATAATATTATTATAAGCATTATAATAATTTACATAATTTTGCAATTCATTCCCCTTTCTTTCAAAAATTTTTTCAATTGTATGATTTGAGTTATTTTCATTATTAGCTGATGATTTATTGATGGTATTACTATCATTATTATTAGTTGAAAAATTGCCATTTGATGCATAATCAATATCATTAAGTACATTAGCATTAATAATACTTGCAGGTAAATCACTATTAACACTTTTTGATTTATTATTAGAATTACTATTGACATTACTATCAAGATTACTAGTACTTTTACTTTGATTATTTCCTGTTTCATTAGAAGTTTCAAAACTTTCAACTAATGGATCAGCATTAATAATTTTCTGTAATGCATTATATTTAAAATTAACTTCAGGCATTATTTCATTAAGTCTTTGATTTAATTTTAATATAAATAAAGGTACTGTTTCAAAACCGATACACTCAGTATAATATTTTTGACAAAATTGAGTTTCAAACGATTTTTTAAAATCTTCATTTGGATATGGATAAGAAAAAGAAAAAATAAATTTTCTTCCCTGTTCAATTTTATCTTGAATTGTATTAGCACTTGAATGTGAAGATATTATAACTTCAATAGAACTTGTATATTTACTCATAGCAATCACCTCTATTGCTAATTGGTGAAATAAAATTAACTTCAATAGGCTTTTCAAGTAAATGCCCAAATTTAGTATTAATTTCATCACACGCTTGCTGTCTTGCCTTAAGCATTGAATAACAAGTTATTGAAATCATTTCATTATTAGCGTTTATTTCATCAACAATATTGCGTTCTTTTTTAAATGAGCCGTTCTGATTATTAATACCAATAAAAGTTAAAAATTCATCACGATAATAGCGGATAGCTTCATTAATTTTGTCACCCAAATAAGGAGCATTAGTATTAAGTGCTTCAATGCCGCCTAGTGCATCTTTTTCAAGAAACATATACCAAGCGTTACCGTCATATTTTTTAAATTCTTCTTTGAGCAATTCTCGTTGTTCTCGAGTCCCTTTAAATACAACAGGTGTTTTTTGAGCGTTAATATTAATATCATAAATCTCTTGTAATGCTATGATTCGCTCTACAAAATACTCAATATAATTATATGTAGGTGTAAAATTAGAGGAGTTTTTTATAATTACAAAATCATCATTATTATTAAACTCTCTATTATAATCATATGCATAGCATTCAATAGAAGTAGGCTCGCTATACCAATTGATTTTGGTAGGTGTATATTGTGGTGACATTAAACCATTATCAGGATCATTAACAAATGCACATTTACCTTGCATACATAATTGGCGCTCGATAAAATCAGAATTTGCTGAAAAAGGCAAATTTTCCCATTCAAACAAATTAGTAACCAAATTAAAAAAATACATTAAATAAGCCAATTTAGTTGATTTAGCAGTTCTAATAGGCCTATCAAAATTATTAGATGAAATTTTACCATTTGTTTGACCAAACCCGAATAACGGGTCAAAAGGCTTTATATTTTCCATAAAATTCCCTCTCATAAAGGGAATATAAATATATTATATCCCCTTATATTTCTTTATATTACTTTATAATTAAACAAAATGAGAATAAGTAATAATAGCTGTAACTTTATCATAAGTAACTGACATTACATATACTTTATCTGTTGGAATAGATGAAATATATTTAATATTAACAGTTCCTGTATCTGTAACAGTAAGTTCATAAAATGAATCATCAGTTACAGTAGTTTCGTCAGTTGAATTTATAACACTTACGACTAATTTATTTTTATCAATAAAAATATGTTCATCATTATCAGTTGTAAATTGTAATTCAACGCTTTGGTTTGCACTTTCTAAAGATTCAGCTACAGGTTCTACTTTAGTTGCAGTAGTCGAACCATCTGTAAATACAAGAAAATTTGCCCAAGGCCTGATGCCATATGTTTGCCATATATGAAGAAAATAATTTGTTGCCAAATTGCCGGCGTTAAAAAATTCAGTACTTGCTTCAATTGTATCATAAATTTGAAATGCACCGCTATCGGCAATTACCATTTTAATAGGTGATTCGTGATGCTGTTTAAATTTACCTGTGACTCCATCGGTATCAACTTCATATTCATCCCATCCAAAGTCATCAACAAGTATCAATCTTTCACGAAATTCAACTTCAGAAAGATTGAAAATCCCTGCTAAATACTTAACTTTGATACTGTTAATAGTATTCACATCTGCAATTACAACAATATCTTCAGGGCGCGTCCATACTTTAGCTTTTGTGTTAGTTCCGCTATATACATCATAATTATTATAATTAGAAGATGGAAATTGAAAGTAATCATAAGCATTTTTTACTGCAATAAGACAATCCTCAATACCGCTTTGTGATTTAAAATCAATACTTTGACTTTTAAACATTGATGCTTCAAAACATTCATTGATTGAACGCTTTGTTAAATTGAATTCTTCAATTTCATTGCCTGCATAAATTGACTTTATAAGAGTATCAATAAATTCAACGAATGCCGTTTCATTATTAAAAGCACCCCTTAACATATCTTTTGTGATAGTTTTTTGAAATACATCGTGACGATTTTCGCGATATACGGCAGATATAGTATCTTGCTTTGTACCTTTCATAATACGAGAAAAATCATCATATTTATAAGGTGTAGGATTGGTAGGATTTGTATAAATATCTTCAATATCAAAACCAAATGGCTTATTACCTTTTTTTAGAATTTTTAAACGGTTATCCCACATATGTGACTGAAAAATAGGAAATGCTACAAGCTGTATCAATGAATTAATAAATTCATTCATAACATTTGTATATTTAATAATCGGTTCACCAAATGCTGTAAGACTATCTCCCAATTCGTATTTACCAACTTTAGTCTGATAATCTTTACTTGAACCATTATAAATTACATCAAGTGCAGTTTTTACAAATTTTTTATCATTTTCAATTTTACTCATTTTAACTCCTTTACATTTTATAATCTTCAACAATTTTTTCAAAAGTTTCTGTAACTTTATCTTCATCATCTTTTTTAGTTTCATCATCTTTTCTTGGTTCTGAAACAAACCCCGATCCGATTTTCATAATTAATTTAGAATTATATTCCCTTAATCTTTTATTTTCATCTGCAATTTGATTTGCTCGTTCAACTGCTTCATCTCTGTTAGTTTCATACTCTCGATTTTCAGTTTCAATTTCAACAAGAGTATCAAGAATCAACGATAGCTGCGTCTTAACACTTTCCGATACTGTTTCATCGGAAATTAATGAATCTATTAATTCTCTTAATTTATTCATTATTTACCTTCTTTCTTCAATCTTCAACCATTTCATTTACAAGTTCATTAAGTTCTTCAATAACATCATTGTTAAAACAAAAAGCTTGATTTAAATATTCATCATTTTTTGTTTTATAACTTGGATATGAAATAAAATAAGATTTATTCTTTTTTGAATATACAACTGTTATACGAATTGCAAACCCGCAATCAAGTGATATTGTACCATAATAATCATTATAATTATTATCACTTTCATATAATCTAATTGTACCTCCTGAAAAATCACGCTCAAAATATTCATTTGATTTTGCTTTTGATTTTGCCATAATTTAAATACTCCTTTTATATTAATAATTAAACAACAGTAATCATTAATCCCTTATAATAAATGGTGCGAATTATGTACTTTGTTTAATTTCCTAAATAATAACATATAATTACTCATTTGTCAACAAAATAAGTAAATTAGTACACATAGATAATTATGATACATATTTTGTTTATATGCACTATAATTTTATGATTTATTATATCTGTATTGTAATAGTTTATTTGTGTGTATATGTCATCTAATAGACTGCTGTCTTTTATTATACAGTAGTGGGGAAATAGACAGTAGTCTATTAGGGGACATATAGTCTTTAGATCGGAAG